TGGCCTTGAACTCGGTTTGATCCTTTAAACCGGCAACTGCGTCTTGAATGGTCATGCTTTCCGTTTTTTAGGCTTTGCCTGTGACGCTTTGATGGCACTTGATTTTGGATAGCCCTTATCACCAGGCTTATTCATCCGCTCACCCGAGCCTGCTTTGATGCGTTTCTTCTTAGCGGCGATATTTGCCCACAATCCAGGTTTCTTCTTTTTCATTACCATTTAACTTTATCGGCCCAATAAGCCGCAGAGGTTTTACCTTTTGCAATATTCTTGGCGTGTCTGTTTTTAAAATTTGCACGCTTTTGCTTCATCGCCTGACTCTCACCCTTCTTTGGCTTGCCAGCAGTTTTAGCACCCTGTTCGCCAAATCGAATCATTCTGTCCTTACCATCATCCTTTATCAAAACCACATGGGATTTAGTTGGATGGTTGGGTGTTCTCTTAGGCTTAGAATACCCTGCAAAAGTTATTCCTCTATAGTTTATACTCATAAACTCGTTCCTGGCACATTGCCTGGAGCAGTCCCTAGCTGTCCGATCTTAGCGTTCTGCTGTTGAGTCTGCTGGAACTCTAACTGAGAAGCATATGTCTGTAGTCTCTTCGCAAAGTTCTCGTCCGATTGTAGTCTCTCCTGAACATCGGTAGCCGGTATCGCCTCGGACCCTTGGATGTACGATTGTAAAACCTGCAACCTAAGTTGGGCATTTGCCCCCTTCTCGGGTGCATTAACAACCTGACCCGATGCAATCTTTGCAATGTCATTCGAGGTTTCAATAATCTCCTTCGTTGTGGCCTCCTGAGTAGGCATGATTAATTGGGATGCAAGATTAGGATCGATTGCTTCCAATACCTTGCGGAGATAAATATCGAATCTGCTTATTCCCTGCCTATCGTAAGTTGCCATCAGCTTACCCACGGTATCGAGCTTCTCGATTACTTTGCTTTCGTCTGCATTCATCGAGTTCCAGCTAATATTGAAGTCATATAACTCCGCAGTTTCATCCAAAATTAACTGCGCACCCTGCTCATTATTGGTTACCCGAAACCAAATCATCGGGCCGCTGTAAGTGCGATCCAAGCACCATACACGCTTGAGGATTTCCTTCCATCCACTAAGCCAGCAATTTACCAGGTGCTGTTTTAGCGTATTAGCCTCCACCGCATCGTCAGGACCAGTCGGCCGACCGGTGATCTTTTCAGCCAGCCTGCGGATATCCATCTCTACTTGGGTGGATGCCGGTGAATACCTCGGAGTCTCCATGAATCCAACCTCCCCACGCCTACGCACTCCCAAGGTAGCACCAGGGCCTAAACGCTCAGGCCGCCTGCCAATTTGGTACTCAATCGGTGGCATGGTAGTCATCGATGCGGCATCGCGCCTTGAGTCTAACTCTGTCTTTACTGCAATCTGATAACTCTTTAACAACTCAGGGTATCCGCGAGAGTCTAGCAAACGATGGTTTAAATGCTCTCTCGTGATACATACAAATGGATATCTGCCCTCATCGTACCCGATAGGCTCATGGAACCCAGCCTCGTCCATCTCCTCGGTCCAACAGGTCTTGGTAACCACAGGCACATCATCTTCGTCCAGCTCCTTACGATAAGTAGTAATTACCTTGATCAAACCTTCGTAGTGCTGACTCCCGTAGTTGTTTCCATAGTCATACGACATCATGGAGTCGCTGTATCGCTCCTCCTCGAAAAAGTCTTTTGCGAGTTTTATCGCTTCCTCTATCCAGTCGGCATCCCATCCCTCATTGACCTTCTGCTTTAAGGCTTCAGGTGTGTAATAGTGAATACAATGAATTGACCTGGCACTTTCCAAGTCGATCACATTGCTGTCCACGATCAATTCCCTGCCTAATTCATACGCTTTAACTGCCGGGCGATTAACAACCATTTTTTCAGTAGGTATTTCTGTCTCACCTGTTTCCCGAAGTTCTTTGAGCATCTTCTTAACCCGTCTCTTCTTTAGCTTTGGGAACATTGGATAGAACATCTCCTCAACTCCCTCCTTCATGTCGGGATCTTCAATAGCCAAAGCCAATTCGGGTGACTGCTCATCTATCTGTGCCAAGCTTATAGGCTCAAACTTCCTAGTCTTCTCCTGCTTCCAGTATGTGCCAAAGAAAGTAAGGCCGTTCTGCAATAAATAATTAGCACCTATCGATGCTTCCCTCATTAGCTCATCCATCGTACCCATCCGCCAACGCAAAAACTCACTCACCAGCTTGGCCGATGCAATGTCGCCCGATTCTACCGGGGCGGCGACCAGGTTGGCCTTAGTCAAAGACTGCACCAAGGTAGCCACATCCCCATCAATCAGAGGGTTTATAAGGTTGGGATCGAGGTCACTTGCGCCGTCCCACGGAAAGGCTTCAGGTCCACTCTTTTTCCCATCTCCAGACTTGCCCGCCCATTCGTTAAAGCGAACCTCCCGAGCATCCTCGGCTTTATCCATCCACCATGACAAATTAGTCCTTGCTCTTTCGTAATCTTTTTTAAGCCCATCCACATCGGGCTTGTCCTCAAATATCTGTACTTCTTTTTCCATTTTAACTTTTTAAGTTTAGCATTTTATTTCTTATTTTTTTCAGGGCGTTCTGCTCGATTCGATGCAATGTGACTGCCGATGCTCCCACAAAATCCGCAATCTCCTCCAAGGTCATAGGTTCAGGATCATGCCCCTCTTCCATTAATTCCAATCCACTCTCCACCACCATTTCACGAAGCATGGCATCGATTCTCCGATCCATAGCCTGCGGAGACTCAGACCAATCGGTACAGGTTTTCCTCACCCTCCACCTTCTTTACTAATATTTTACTTTTCGGAGGGTGGTTATTAAGTGGCCTCTTCACGCACACACCCACACCCTCACGATCATCAAAATAAATTCGCATTAATCGAGGGTTAGGCACAGGGCCTAATACCCGAGCTTCAATAATCGATGGTTTAATCACTACAGGCTCTTCCTTAACCTCCTGACCATCCTCCTTATACACCCTCTGTACCGTTGCCCGACTAAATCCCGATTCCTTGGCGACCTGTGGCCATGTTTTACCACTTTCACGAAGTCTGACGATCTCCTCGCGATTCTCAGGCATTACCTTTTTTACTTTCTTTTTAATAACTCCCTCCCCCAGTTGAGATTAATTCCTCCTCATCAAAATATTCAAAGTTCCCCACAGCGAAGTACCTGACTGCGTCCACAAAGTCCTTGGCGGGATTTTTCAAATCACCAACCTGATATTCCTGCATACAGGCCACAAGGTTCTGACATTCATCCGAAATCATCAGCTTGGGATGATTCTCCAATCCCATCTCCTTTGTCCGATCCCATGCCAGCAAATTATTAATCGCCTGTAATCCAGTCTCGATGTCCAAGCCCTCCGCAGGGTTTACCGGCAAGCCCTCATCCGCTAAATCATCAATGATATTAGAAGATCCTTCCGACTTCTGATAACTCGCCGCTCCTAAACGAGGGTCAATTATACGATCCACCATCCGATCACCCTCCATCCTCCGAATGACCTCCGCATAATCCCGTAAACCAAACCCATTCGGCTGGGCGGCCTCGCCTGGGCTAACCTTATCTCCCTTAGTCAGGTCAATCCATCCACCATAAGTGTCAAAATCAGGAAACTCCTTAACCGCCCAGGCTACCCCATGTGGATCAATCCCAAATAATACCATCGTCCAGGGCTTTGCCCCCGCAGGGTCTATCGAAAGTACCCACGAGGCATCCGCATCGTCCGCCATGACAGGCACATCCTTCGCCTGCACGATATTCTTGTCGGAAAAGGCGGGAAACACAGTCTTTGACGCTTTAACAGGCACTCCATACGCCCGACAAAGGATGGTTTCACGCTTTTCGCCCTCCAGTTGGGTCTTCATCGCCGACCAACCGCCAAAGGGATTCGCCGCTGTGTGGAAATAAACGACACTAGAGGCTTTCCGCAAGGGCTGTTGGACCAATGGAACCTCCTCACCGTCCAAAAGGTCGGCTTTTGTCGATTCCACAGTCTTTGCACCCGTCAGCATACTCTTTACCACCGAGTTCCACCCGTCCACAGCGGTGAAGGATATTATTCCCTTACTATTTCGGGTGACGGTGCGAAATCGAAGAGTCTCCACCCACGGCATGGGAATAAGCTCATCTGCGAAAAAACCGATATTATGAGTACCATTGACCGGCTCTTGCGGACAGCCGATTTCACCACCCTCAATCGTACTAATATCCTGCGACCAATTACGAAAAATACACTCAGAGCGGTTAGGCAGAGTGAATTTGCCAGCCGTAAATCCATTTCTAAGCGAATACATGACATATCCGACTTTACCCCGCCCTAGTGTCTTAAATTCTTTAGGCAGATACTTAAATATTAGCTTCTGTTGGAACTGAATGCTATTGGCCGATGTTTCAGTTAAGCACCATATGATCGTTCCAGGGTTCTCTACGAGGCATTGAACTACCCTTTTAGCCGCCCATTCACTCTTTCCTGCCCGGTTGCCTCCCATAACGAGGATCTCCTGGTGCGACTTTAGCTCATTATCTGCCCGTTTCCATGTATCCAGTTCAAACCCATGACGATATGGGTCATCCTTCTCCAACTTGATCGCTTCCTCACGCCTTTCCCAATAAGCGAGGATCTTCTCAGGCGACATCCGCAGCATCTCCGACTTGCTGAGTGGCGGGATGGCGGGATGCGGTGACCATTCTAGTGGCATGGCTTAATGATATCAGATTATCAGTTGCGGGTAACCTCGGGGCGGGCAATTTGTTGAAATTTTTTTGTGGCTAATAATCGGTCGCGGTGGCCGGCGGGGCGGTTCGCCGGACCCCCTCCCCCCCTACCTGAATGGAAAAAATGTAATAAAAATTATTGTGCGTACACTCAAGAATGTGCTGTAAGTAGCTGATTTATATTACTATGTGTAAAAAATCTGATTTTTTTACGGGTTCGGCTAATAATGATTATGTCTAATTAGGCTTGCCTCGAGGCTTATTGAGAATACTTTCTCAAATGCCTACACCGATAGAAATGCCTACCGAAAAAAGAAGAGTGACTATGGAGGCTGAGAACTTACCGGCTAACCTAGTAGTAGAGGAAACCTGTCCAGCGATCTACACGGCACAGGGTCTTTACGATAAGCGACCAGGAGACTATGCAAAGCTCGTTCAAATGCTTGCCGATGGTATTCCTATCACTCGTATTAAAAAGGACCTTAAGGTTAATCATAACACAATAGCTGTAGTTCGTTCTCGTGAGAAGCAGGTAATCGATTCATCCAAGAAAGTGATGAGAGGTTTAATCGGTCATGCCTCACAGCTTGCAGTCGAAAAGATGATCGAGAAGTTAGAGAACGATCAAATCCCCGCAGGAGTCCTCCCAATCGCTACCGGTATCTTAATCGACAAGCATCGCCAGTACGAAGGTGAGCCGACCCAAACCATCGAGGTGAAGAAATCTCTTAGCCTGGATGAGATCCGAGCCGAGCTAGCGAACCTAAAGAATGAGCAGGTCATTGAAGCAGAGGTCAGCGATGTCGAACCTTCAGCATGAATGGCGTTGGATAATCGCCCTGTTCTTCTTTTTCTTAGAGCGGGATATGATTATGGATCTCTGCTTTGCCTTAATTGAGATTGTTATCCGCCTGACCGCCTGACCTGCAATCTTTGGATTGGCTGTTAGGCTGTGTCAGATTAATCTGATTGGCTGTGTCAGATGTTTAAAGGTAATATCCCTACAATAGCGTTTAAACGGGCAACAAGGTACCTATTTAGCGTTTTCCCTACCCCGCGAGTCTTCTGACTCATCTTTACGAGCCTAAATCCTTTTACGAGCATAGGACTCCTTCCTCTTATTCTCCTCTCCCGATCATCTGTTCTCCCGATGTAAATCTATTGGCTGAATAATCTGACTAGTGGTCGCCTATAGGCTGTGCAAATGTAGTAGTTTGCTCCACTAAAGGAGCAACTACTACTTACAGCCTCAACTACTACTAGTAGTGGTGTTATACTATAAGGCCTCCACTACTACTTTTGAGACAGAGTTGAGACAGCTTTATTCGGTATAAGAGTAAATGTTTTCTTTACCTTTTTCAGTCTTTAGGACACTAATATTTCGGGTCTTTTTAATAAGATTTACCAATCTATCTCGTGTAATTGTCTCCCCTGTTTTCTCCTCAAGTTTGCTTCGGAGATTATTTAGACCCATAATTGAGTTAGGTTTTAGTAATTCGATCAGGGCTGTGGTGAGCTTATCGTTTAATCTTTTCGACTCTTTCGTCTGCCCAGGTTTTCTTAATTTAGGTTCCATATCGGGCTTATGGATAAAGTTTGGCCATGAAAATTCTACCACTTGTGGGGGTGGAGTCGGGAAGTCTCGGAGGGTGGCTTCGAGGACGAGGTGATCCTCCTCTTCGTGGGGGGTTAGGGTAAGGATGGCATCGGGGTCACGGGCAAATACGCCTGACCCGCTTGCCCGGTCGATGTGGTCTGTGTCAGACTTGTTTCCTTTTGAGAAGTGGTGGGCATAGACGAATGAGCAGTCGAGTCGCTCGGAGAACTTCTCCATACGGTTGACTATTTCGGAGATCGCACCGGCATCATTCTCATCCGCCCCTGTGGCGAGCTTATAGAATGGGTCTACGATTACGAGGTCGGGTTGGAAGTCCTCGAGGTCTTCTATGTGGTGGACGAGGTCTTCGAGGGTACGGGACTGGCCACGGAGTGAGCAGTATAGGAAGTTGGGGCTGTTTTGGTCGTATTGGGGGTTGGCATTTACCATCTCGGCAATCCGGCGGGAGGCTATTCGCTTTTTAAGTTCGAAGTCGAGGTAGATTACCTTGGAGGTTGCGGTGCGGTGGCCTAACCAGGTGGACCCGTTGGCGGCGGCAAGGCCGAGGTGGAGGAGGGAGAGTGTTTTTCCCGCCTTGGATGAGCCTGATATGATCATCTTTGATCCTTTGTGGAGGACATTCTCGATCACCTGCTTGGGCATGGGATCGTTATTGTGCCTCATCATTTGGGGGAGCGTTTGGAACTTGGGCGGGGGGAGCGGATCATCGATTGCCACGGAATAGGTGGATGGATGATCACCGGTTGAGGCGGTAGGATATTCTACCTTGGGGAGGGTGGATAAGTAGCGGTCGATCTCGTCTATAATGGGGATGGTTCGCTCGTTTAAGTAGTCTTCTTTATAGGCCATGTTATTGTTGTTAGTTGTTTTAGTTGTTTGATTTTTTTACTAATATAATAAAGTCG